TTTCGCCCGCTAATTTTTTAATTCTATCTTCTTCTGCTTTTTGTGCTTTGGCAATGTCTGCGGCCGTTTCAATTACGCCTGCCGAATCCTGAGATGGATTGACAAAACCACGGCCACCACCGGCTAATGAATTTGTTTGGTAGTTTGCTTTATATTTTGGCAATGGCTTATTAGGGTCAAAACCCACTCCACCTTGTGCCGGTGCCTGTATAACCGCCACCATCAAAGCTAAACAAGCCGGCCAACCACCCGCCTGCAGCTTTGGCTATTGGTGCAATAATTTGTTGCTGAACTATCATGTAAGCAAGGTCAGCCGCTAATTTTTCTAAAAGCCTGCCAAAACTCCCGCCGTCTCTAATGGCCGTCATAAATGTATTAGTAATTGCGCCTTCAAAACTTTTTGACAGGTCGGTATTAGTTTTTATTTTTTCGCCCTGATCATCTGCACCAGCCTTATAAGTATCAAAATAACTTTGTGTTGCTCGCTCTAACGTTTCTAAATTAATTGCGCCTGCTTGGTACAAGCTATTAATATTTTGAATTTGATTAGCATAAATTTCTGCAGGTGTTCGCATTTGTTCAAAAATGCTTTTGCCTTGATCCATTAAATCCTCTTGCAGGTCTTTTCGTCTTTTTTCTGCATCTTCAAGTGCTTGTTGAAAATCTAATTCTTTTTTGTCAGCATCGACAATTTGCGCTGAGTTAATAATTCTCTCTTTTTGTGACGGCAATATTTTGCCAAAGCGACCGCTCTCAATTTCTGCTAATGCTTTTTGCTCGGTTGACTGCTCTTTGAATTTTGAATTTTGTTGATCAAGTGACTTGATGTAATCCTCGACCGCTTTTTGTTGTTGCTCTGCGTCCCGTTTCGCTCGCTCTGCTTCACTTTGTGCTTTTGACGCAAACTTGCTTTTTTCGCCCGCTAATTTTTTAATTCTATCTTCTTCTGCTTTTTGTGCTTTAGCAATGTCTGCGGCCGTTTCTAAAACTCCCTCGTCGCCTGTGCCTTTAATGCGACCCTGATAACCTCGCATTTCATAGGCGCTTGTTGGCCCTGTTTTTTTACTTGGGTCTGCTAATTGCTCGCCAACAAAAGGCACTAGGCCGGCCATTAGTCTTAATGAGCGCATTGAGTTGCTCATTTTTTCAACCGGCCCATTCCAATCGTCAGCAGAATCATTGAAAAATTTAAAAACTTTTGTCAATGCTGGCATTAATTCAAGCGCCAAACTTCTGCCCGTTTCGCCCGCCTGATCTTCTAATTCTTTTAATTCTTCCTTGTATTTTTTTGAATCCTCAAGGGCTTTATTACCCATGATTGCGCCCGCATCTTTGGCTTTTTCGCCCATTTCTTTCATGCCTTCGCCATTGTTTTTTAGCAATGGTAAAAGCGCTGTAGACTCATCGGCTAACGCCTCCATGTAGAACGTCATTTGCTTTTGATTGACACCTGCATCTTCAAGACTTTTTACATACAATTGCAGGGCTTCTGGCCCGCTCAACCTGCGAAAATTATCAGCCGTAACGCCAACTTTTGGCGCAATAACATCAAAAAAATCTTTTAACGGCCCCGCACCTGTGCTGATAAATTCACCAAACTTTTCGTTTACATCTTCTAAGATTGTCGCTAATCCATCTTGCTCAACGCCTACTGATTTTGCACCGTATGCAATGGCCTGAAAAGTATCAGTCGAAACACCCGTTAGAGATGAAAGATTTTTAATTTCTTTTGCATAGTTGGCCGTATCATTGACTAGGTTTGATAAAAACTTGATACCTTCTAAACCTGCGTAGGCACTAACAACGCCTTTTAATGAGTCGCCAATTTTACCGAATGAATTCGATATTAGATTAGCCTGATCTTTTGCGACTCTTGTTGACCTTTTAATCTCATTTTCAAATGAGGCCATTTTGGCTGTAATGTCAACCGTCAGTTGTGCAATTGCCATATTATTCCCTTGTTAATTCCTGCATAACGACTTCAAGCAACGGCCAATCACTAACATCGTAAAGAGTATCGTATAAAGGCCACATAGCAGGCTTAAAACCACCGCACCAGTTAAAACAATGCAAAGCTTTACTAGATAATTCGCAAAGCTCTGGAGGCTCGCTAATAAGCCCCAATTCTCTAGCTGCTTCATTGCTTCCCTCTTTGCGATACTCTTTTAATTCGATTAGTTTTTTTTTGCGTCATTTGCCAACTCTTTTTTTTCAAAGATTTTCTTTAATAAAAAATCCGATAGAGTTTCAGCATTTTTGTGATTAGCGTCTAAAAATTCCACAATTAAATCTTTGTGAAAATCGACTGAATCACTATCATTTTGACCCGTCAAATAGCCTACTGTTAAACCCGTCCATCCAGTGATAGACGACTCCAACAACGAACGTTTAAACAGTAGCATAGCCTCTGGCTTTTTATCGCCTAGACCTGCTTTAACGGCTAAAATTTGTGAGTCAAAATCACTCGGTAAAACCAGCTCAACCACCACATCATCAACTTGCGTATTAATGAGTCGTTGAGCCTTTATTTTTCGCTTTAAGTCGTTAATGTCCATGATTAGCTAGCGTAACGTGTAGCTCTACAAGTTGCGCTGAAAGCAAGGCCTAAACTATTGACTTGGCCGGCTGCAATAACAGGTGTTTTAGCCATTGACCAGTAGCCGTTACTTAATGTTCTTGAGCCATTAGCAAACACCATGCGAAGCGGTGAAACTGTGTTAGCGTCTGAGATTGCGTCAACAACTGAGTACCATGCAAGTGATGGGTCATCATATACTGACATTGTAAATGTTGTCACACTGCGACCGTCAGGAATTTGCTTGTCGTCTGGGTCATCAAGTGTTGAACTTGGCGCATACTTTGGCTCACCACCTGCAACTGATAAACCACCGTCTTTTTTGATCTGTGTAATTTCAGTCCATGCTGTAATTTTTTGAACCGAACCAACGCCTGAACCTGCAGGGTATTGATCAGTTGAAACCGTGTTAAAACCTTCAAGGGTCACTGAATTGGTGACCACTGTTTTAACTCGTGCCACACGATAATCAAGTAAAGACCAGCCCGAACGAACAACAATGTAATCACCAACTAATAAGCCGTGACCTGCTGCAACCGATAAAACTGTTTCAGTTGCATTTGTTGCAGCGCTAACCGCATAAGATACACCTAATGTTGAACCAATAGAAACCTTAGTTCCTGTAGCTAAAGATAAAGCCATTTTTAAAACTCCCTAAAAAATTAAAACTCAAAAATACCAACGATAACGCCCGTGCCGTGCTCGTCTAGTTCTTCATTATACAAGTCGTTTCTATCCGAAACTTCGTGTATGTCGCCCGACAAAATGCCCTCAATAATTTGAGCAATATTTGCTGATTCCGCCCTTGTATCCGCCCAAATCTGCACCTCGATTTTTGCCTCTCGCATCAAGATATTATTTTGCAAATCCTTGGTGTATTCCGTGCCGTTACGTGCAAACATAATAAACGGCTTTTGCCATTCTTGCTCTGCCCTATCTGACACAATGCGACTACCGACAATGGCCGTTAATGCACTGCTAGCAGTTAATAGATTTCTTAAAATAATTTCAGCTTGCACGATTTTTACTTTCAATGAAAATCATAAATAATCTTTCAATAATTTGCAAAGATTCTGACAGTTTAGGCGCACCTGACTGCATGAATTTTTTACCTCTAATTGAATAAGTTGGCTTTTTAACTGTCCTGACTTTTTTCTTGCTTGTTGTCTTTTGACGATTACCTGGTGTCCAACCTTGATTAATAAAGCTCCAGTAAAAAGGGTCTAATTTTGATTTTGCGCCTCTGCTTTCTTTTTTTGCTGGCTTCACATTGACAAAAACACCTATGTTTCCTTCTTTTTTATCAATGTTTGACCGCCTAATTGATACCCTTCTTTTAACCAGTCCGGCAGTCCTTGTTTTTGTTTTATTTTTTTTGGCACCGCCTCGCATAACTGGCGCATTTTTTTTAATTTCTGCTTTTACCGCCTCTGCGCCTTTAATTAGCATTGTAGAAACTTCTTTTGTACGCATCTTTTTTTCTAGCGACTTAAGTGCATTTTCAAGGCCATCTAAGCCCTTTAACTCTACATTATCGGCCATCTTTGATGCCCTCGATTGCCATCAATTCTAGCCACTCCTTACGGCCTGCCAATGGTATAACTCCGGTTATATCGTAGCCTTTACCGTCAAATTCAATTCTGTTTAAAGTTGTTATATCGGAACGATAGCGAATAGTAAACTTAACAGTTGTTTCTTGATTAATTTGAGCCGCTGCAAAAAATTCCCTGCCTCTAACGGCCATGACATTTGCCCACAATTCTGCTAGCAACACCCAAACAATAGCGGCTTGCCCGTATTCGTCCTGCGTTTTTGTTGGACTCATTATTTTAATTCTGTTGCGTAACTGTGAGGCATCCATTTTTTAAACTCCCATGCCCAAACGATATGGGTCTAATAGCCACTTAATGACGTTTGGCATTTGCAAACCTTGCACTTGAGCAACTTCTTTAGGGTCTCTATTTTCATAAATCATTGCCGTTTGCAATAACACTGCTGACTTAATAGCGTCATCCATAACTAAACCTGTTGTGTCTGTGCCTGCACTTGTTGCGTATAGCGTCCTAGCCAAATAATTTGAGATTGATTTTTCAGCCGCATTTAAATAAATTTGAATGTTTGAATCTTCGGCTGTACCGTCAACCCTTAAATGCAACTTTGCCTCTGCTAATGTTGTAATACTCATTATGGCCTTTCCTCATAGCGTAATTTTAAAAAGCCGTTTGCTGTTGCGCCATCGGTATTATGCAAACGCAAATAATAATTACCAGCACTAAAGCCTAACGGCTGGTTTTCGTCAACTTGCTGCACAATCGCTTTATTGACGTTGCTACCACTAACAATATCAAAAGCATCGACTACAAGGCCACCTGTGTGACCTCCACCCGTTGCAAACGTTACTTGGCCGGCATAACTGCTAGCCGTTGTCATTTGATTGGTTTTAAATGGCGTGATTGCAGTTGCAAAACTTCCTGATTCCGTACCACCTGCGACTAATTCAACTCTTAATTGTGAGATTGTTAAATCAACACTGAAACCATACAAAATAGAATTGATTGGCGAAACAATTTTAAAAACTTGTGTGGCACCTGATGCAATACTAAATTCACGCAATACCCTGAATTCTCTACCAGCAAAAAAACCTGTTT